TACTAGAGTTTCTAACTGTAGTAGGTGTTCTAGCAATAGGTATTGTACCTGAAGTTATATTACTAGCATTACGCATATCAACATTCGGTACACTTCCTAGCCCAACATCTGTTGCAGTAGTCCCTTGTCTTATAGTAGTAGTAGAGTCTTGGTTAGATGTAGCACCTAATGCTGCTCCTGCCGCTACTGTAGCTACCGCTACATTATTAACTTTACCAGTTACATTACCTGTAATAGTACCTGCATTATCAAAAGATTTAGTATTGTCTGGACTACTACCAGCATTTAATCTATTTTTTTCTGTAGCGCTTAGTCTATTATTTACTTTAGTTTCTGCAGTAGCTGCTGCGTTAGCCTCAGCTGTATTTGATTTTGTGGTAGCATCAGCGGCTGCTGCTGTTTGAGCTGCTGTAGCTTTACTCTGAGAGCCTGCAGTGCTTTCTAAACTTCCTGTTCCACCTGGTAACGTGCCGGCTCTTAAATTATTTAGTTTTGTTCTTTCTCCGCTAGAGAAAACATCATTAGTAAAATTAGTTGAACCTATGTTAAAGCTAAACTGTCCTTCTGTAGTATTAGTTGGGAATGTTACTCTATTAGTAGTTTCCTGTAGTTTAGCTGCGTTTTCCGCTGCTGTAGCTTTGACTTGAGAATCTGTGGTATTCTCTAGGAGTACTGAATCACTTGTAGGTATTTTTCCAGCTCTTAGTCTATCTAGTTTAGTTCTTTCACCTGAGCTAAATACATCTACATCTTCTGTGCCACCACCATTTATTGAGAATCTCCAACGACCCTCTGTGCTATCGTTAATTGGTGTAAACTTGTTAGCATCTTCAGGTGGTTTTGTACCTGCTAAGTTATCATAATCTTCCACATATCTTATAGGTACGCTCCAAGTAATCGTATTACTTGTTCCTGGTTTTGTACCTACAGAGAACCACACTAATCCATTTCCAGATACTGCGTTTCTTGCAGCAGTAAGAGTAGAGTACCAACTGCTTGTTGGTGGATTTGGAGTTCCTGCAGTTGGAGTATTCGGTTGACTTGCAGACTCTTGGAAGACTGTAAAGTTTGATGCTCCATCATCTCCGTCATCCCCAGGAGCTCCATCTGAACCTTCTATTCTTGTAGCGGCTTGCCAAGTAGTTATATATTTGAATACTCCACTTGCAATACTAAATGTTGTTGTTCCTTTAGATACCCATATTGCATTACTTCCTGAAGGCACATCTGCTATATCATCATACCAACTACTTGGTAAAGCAGGATAGTTTGTTGCAGTCGGCGTTGTAGGTTGGTTTGCACTTCTTATAAATATAAACTCTACCTGATTCATAGGAAACTTAGAATTACCTGGGGCAGACCATGATAAACTTCCAGAAGTATTAGCTGTTGAACCTTCTGTAGCCAGAGCTTCTGATGTCCAATAAATTGCTCCATTAGAGTCTTCTGGTACTGCTTGTTGCCATCCTGAAGCTATACTTGCTACAACGTTATTACCAAAATGATATACTCCTGAAGAAGGAGCGTCTGGTATTGTGAATGTATTATTATTGAATGACGCTGGATAGTATAGAATTAATTCTTTTACTTTTTTACCTGTAGCACCATCATCTCCATCTGTACCTTTTTTAGATTTTGTAAACGTTTGTGCTTTTGTGAGTGTTACTTCATTTTCTACATTTATACTATATTCTATTTCTGAATTATCAGTACCATTTGCAACACCACTATGGTCTGCGACTGTAACATTTTTCTCACTTCCTGTGTTTAGTGTAAAACTTCCTACAGTTATATTATCTGCTGTAGTAGTTATGTCATACTGACCTGTTCCAGGAGTAGCTGTATTTGCTACTGGAGTAAGTTGAGTTGCTCCTTTATAAACTTCTATTTTTGTACCTGATCCTCCGAAACTACTTACAACTCCTGTGTTAGAAGAAGGAAACGTATGAGCTTCATTTGTAATAATAGCTGTGTAAGCTGCTGCACCATCTGCACCAGTACTTCCTTGTTGTAAAGAAGTAAGTGTAATTGTATCAAATGCAAGTTCTGTTTGGTTTGCTTCTGATACTGCTACTTTAATTGTTCGTGGGTCAGTATTTATAGTAGAAGGTACGCTAAAGCTAAAGGTATCTGATGCACCTGAACCATCTGTAAAACTTGTTTCATCAGATATGCCATCTCCTGTAAACTTAAAGTATGGATTTGAAAAGTTTTGTGACGTTGCTGTTAATGTAATTGTTCCACTAGGGCTCGGTGTTGTTCCGTCTGCCGCATAAATTATTGAGTAGTCACTTGCTGTTAAATTTACTGTTCTTGAGTCTGAACCAGCTCCAGCTACTCCAGGTATACTCTTACCTAAAGATACTACTCTTGTTCCTATAGTTTCATTAGTTTCTCTATCTGTTACTGTAACTATGAAAGAAGCTGTATCGGCTGTTATTGCTGTAACTGTAATAGCACCAGTACTAGAGTTTACTACTGTAGTACAATTTGTATCTGCAGTGGCTAGTCCGAAAGTGCTTGTTGCGGAGCCACTACTTGCAAAAGTATAGCTTATAGTGCCTTTATTAACTGAATATGAAGTTGAAAAACTTGAAAAATCACTAACAACTCCCGCTGCGTTTGAAGGGAAGTTATGGTTTTCATTTGTACCATTTATACTATACGCATCTGATCCTTTGTTTCCACTAGAAAAGTTTACGAATGAATATACTCCTGATGTCTTATTAACTTCTCCTATAATTGTGTCTTTTGATAAATCTATTGGTAAAGACTGTTTATAAACTTTAACAGAAGATAAAGTATGTGGTATTGGAGCTTCTAAAGTTAAAGAAGTATCGCTTTCAATATAGGCAACTTTACTCATAAAACGATTAACATTTGCATCGCCTATAGCAATTATTTCTCCAACTGCGTAATCTCCGTCAAAATTAGTGCCTGAACCTCTAATTAAAGCTTCTCCTTTAATCGTTACTGCTGTTCCAGTAGCTTCTACTAAATCGTTATTAGCTTGATTTTGTCTAGCCATAAAGGTATAGTTATATACTGCTCCACTGTCTGGGTCGGCTGCTGTTGTATCTGTTGCTAACTTTATAGGTTTTAGAATATCTGTTCTAGTTGTACCTCGTGCGGTATTTCCATCATAGTCAAGTAATAAGTAAGCTTTGTCGCCATTACTCATACCTGAGAAAGTTTGTTCTGTAAAGTTTGTATTAGCACTAGAAATAGTAATTGTATCTATTCCATTTGGTGGTGTAAAAGTATAAGTATCGGATGCAAGTGTAACCTTACCTGTACTACTATTTATATTTGCGGGAGTAGTTAATATACCTCCCTTTTGTATTCCACCATTAAGTCCACCTGCAATTACTGCAGATGTTGAAGGAGTTTGTGTAGCAGGAGAAAAATCAATAATTGTTTGAACATATCCTGAAGTAAATCCATTAGTATTTAAAGTCTGAATACGAGCAATATAATCATCTCCAGGAACTACATTTGTAATTACAAATTCTGTTTTTTGAGTAGTCCTAATTGTTTTAGTTATAAAGTCTCCTACGCTAGATTCTTCGTTTCCTGTAATAATATTATGTTGTAGATTATACCCTGCTAAATGTTCATATACATCATCAATAGGTGTTCCATCTTCTTCTGTACGACCAGTAGTAGGATGGCTCCATGATACAATAATTGAATAATTAGATTCAGATGTATCTACTGCAGCATCTCCACCAGTTGCGTCTCCTCTTACTACTCTAGCAGTGAGACCTGTGACTGCAGGTACTTGATCGTCTCTTTTTGGTAATCTTTTTATATCAGGTAGTTGTGGTACTACATGACCTCTATCAATCTCATCAAATTTTTCTACAGAATATTCTGCGGCAGTTATGTTATAACCCATACTTTTAGTATCTTCTTTAACAGTCATTACTATATACTGTTCTAGGCTTCCGCTTATTTCTGCTCCAGTTCCTGCTTGTCCACTAAGAGTAAATATAACTTCTCCATTAGGAACTGAACTAAATGCGCTAGTAACTTTTACACCTGCAGAAGTAGAATTATTAAAGTCTACTGTTTTGCTTTCTATTCTGACATCTTCCGACCAACTTGTTACTACTACATTGCCTGAGTCATCTACTAAATTAGCAGCTTTTACCTGGGTATCTATAGCAGCTCCGCCTTCATCAAGAAGTATTAAGTCTCCTTGCACATATGAAGTTGAATTAATTGTTGCACTTGGTTGTGATAAATAACAACCACCGCTTGGATATATTAAGTGTAATTTAAAAGTATCATTTGTATTTAGGAAACCAGTTACATCTCTATCTGTCTTTATGAATGTAGTAGTTGAAGCTGAAGACGTTGTAACTCTACCACTAGCAACGACATCGTGTACGTCTGCGTCTTGTATATCGATAACATCTCCAGGCTTTAGCATTGCTCCATTAAGTCCTGTTGTAAATGTTACTGTTTCTTTTTCTAGTTTTTCTGTTATTAAATGAAACTTGCCAAGCCTAATTGCTTGTCCTCTAGAAGTTGTGCCATATGATGTAATGCTTTTTCTTCTAATCTTTCCTGTTTTTGCTATTTCATCATGGTCTTCTACAACTTCTACTTCTTGTTTATAGCCATTTTCTGGATTATTCCAAGTAATTGCTATTTGATTATTTCTGAATCTGTTTGCTGTTCCAGCATAAGCAAATTCTCCTCCAATAACATTTGATTTTGAAAAACTATATACTGAACCTTTCTGTATGCTACTACCTAAAGTTACTTGACCTCCATGCCAAATTAACATTCCTCTAACTAGAGACGCTAAATTTTGTAATACTTTTAGTGCTGTTTCGTCTTTTGTTAAGTACAGATTACATGTAAAACGAGGTTCAACCCCTCCTACACCATCAGGTACTAATTCATCACAATATTTTGCAAGTTGAAATAAAGTATACTTATCTATCATTGAATAGTCAAATTCTTCATTTATATATTTACCTACTCCATACCTATTATTTGTGAGCAAATCCATAAATACCCAAATAGGATTATTAGAATATACTGAATCATGGTTTACGTGTGAAGCTGAAGGAAACTCTTTAGTGTCCCCTCTAAAATTACCATCCCAGTCTTGTACTGAAGATTCTTCTGTACCATTAGTTACATGCCTAGTATAAGCAGAAGCTGTTCTTCTAGCTCCTGTTGAGTCGTCTATACTATCTATAGGAAAATAATTAGTAGGAACTTTTACTTTTAGTCCTCTAATTAAATAACTTCTTTTTGGAATAGCATCAAATTCTTCTGCATCTACAACAACAGCTGCATACGCAGAGTAAGGATATGTTAGTTTATCCGTAATTATATTTTCAATAGATTTTATGGTAGCACTATTAGTTTGTGTCCATCCATTTTCTTTTTGGTTAACTGGTGATAATCTTTCAAACGTTAATCTATAAGAATCAAAAGGTTGATATTCAGTCATATCAAATTCATATACTTGATTGAAAGGTGTTAATGTTTTTCTTCTAATAATTCCTGATGAAGTGTCTTTTGTTGCTGTGTTCCCGTGATAACGTGATGTGAGAGTAGAGACTGTTTCTCTACCTATTTTTACTACGTCTGTAAAGTTACTTCCTCCATCTCTGGAATATCCAAACTTTATTCTATACTCTGCAAAACCTGGTCCAATAGCTCCTGTATCTCTTTGTGATACTAGAGAGTTAAAACCTATTGTACATCTGACTTTGTCTATTTCTGAAGCATTGCCTACTCCCATCTGACTTGATGTTACTACTAAAGCTGTTCCTGTATAGTTTTCTGTTGGTGAAGTTAGTCCAAAAGCACTTGGGGACGGATATCCCGTATCTGATGTAGTACCTAGATCTCCTCCGCTAACATTGAAAGCAACAGAAGCACTACCAATACCTGCAGGAGTTGGTAAAAATTCTTGGTCTCTTTCTCCTGTTCTAAATGCAAATCCAAAGTTTTGATAATTATAAGTAGGTGTTTGATTGGTACTTCTTATAGGAGAGGTCATTATGGCTGAAGTATTTGCTGTGGTTACTCCTTGCCCTGTAGGTGTAATAGTAAGTGTTGAAGCGCTTATTGTCTGCACTCTATCAACTAAATCAATATAACATGCTGTATTTGTTACGCTTGTTAAAGGAGTGTAGTCAACTCTTACAGCTGAAGTATTTATAACTTCTGTAATAGCTGCTACTAATTGTCCTCCACCTTCTCCTGCTCCATCTATTCTGATTAACTGGTCGGGGGAGTTAGGATTTGTTGGGCTTCCACCAGTAAGAGGTTGAGCAATATCTGTAGCTGCAAAAGACATCACACTTGTATTAGTAGATTTAATAATATTATTACCTGCAATTGCATTTATAGAATTAGCAGCTCTTTTTCTGCCCCCAAATATTTGTACATATCTTACACCATCTGTAGTAGCTGTACCTGTCATCATTTTTGCTGTTCTATTATCAGTTAAAGTTCCATTTGTAGCATTATAACTAACGTCTCCTGAACTTTTAGGAGAAATAATTGTTTCATTTATAGTGTTTGCTACTGGATTGTCATTTAATCGTATACTTGAAGCACCTTGAACTAATCCTTCAATCGGTCCTTCTGATAATATGTCATATATAACTGCACTTTGTGCTGTAGTACTTCTTGTACTTGCTGAGGTAGTACCTGTTGCTGTATTATTTGTCTTTCTAGCCATTATTTTTGTGCCTCTTGTAAATTATAACCTTTGCCGCCACCAGTCTTACCGCCGCCTGTAGTACCGCCTGTTCCTGTTCCATTGTTAGTACCTTTAGATACGAATTGATAGCCCGAAGATCCTCTTAATCTAGTTTGTGTAAATCCAAAGTTTACCACTGCTCCTCCTACTTCCATTTTTCCATAACATAAAGGAACTGGTATTCCTGATTTAGTATTATTAGTTGGGCCATTAAATAGAGTGGCTTGTTCTTCCGAAAGTTCATCGGGTTCTTTTGTAAGCAACTCTGTAATTCCTTGTAAAGCTAATGATGTACCGACTGATATTAATAATTGAAATCCTTTTTCCATCTGGTCTGGGTCACCATATTTAAATCCTACATAAATCATTAAAACAGCTACAATAATTTTAAGAAAACTTTGTCCTTTGCTTTTTTGTCTTCTTGAACCTGCGGGTACTGGAGTAATAATTAAATCATCTTTACCTAGTTCTATTCCTACTGTCTGATTGTCTAGAAAATCCTCTCCCTTCTGAACTGTGAATCCTACACCGTTTTCGGTACAATCTGTTAAATATCTACGCATACCGCCTTTCATACAGTCTATTGCATGCATTGCTTCTTGAATAGTCTTACAGTTTAATCGCCATTTATTTCCAAATAGCTGTCCGATCTCTCCATTTAAATATATATTTCTTGTCATGGTTGTAAAATTGTATACTCCTTGTCGGGATAAGATACTATTAAATATGGTATACCTATCGCTTTACAGTTATGTTTGTCATGGTCACTTGGATGAGAATTCTGCTCATAGTGACTATGGACAACATATTTTATGTTTGATTTGAGTTGATATGTAACGAAAGTTTTTGCGTCCATTTCAAACTGATTTTTATTTTCGGAAATATTATCGAGAGGAATATAAATTTCTTTATCATCTTCTTGTATAACAAGTCCACAGCACTCTCTCGGTGCTTCTCTACCTGCGTGAGCATATATCTCATCCATCATGAGAATGCTTTTGCCGCTGGGAATCCTCCAAAAGGAAGGGTAGCTGTTGTATCTGAACTTGCTTTTCCAGTAGAAGAAGCTGTCCCTGCAGTCTTAGGATCAAATCCAAAACGTGCTTTACAACCATCTAATCTTTTGCTACAGCCATCTCCTCTTCCCCAGAAATCGCTTCCTGTTGTGGGGGACAATAAATCACTTGGCGCTTTTGCTTTCCATAATAACGTTTTATTATGTGTAGGTGATGTCGAAACATCATCAGTAAAAGTTACATAGTCATTATGTCTATCATCACTATATGTGTAGTAATCAGTTCCATTTGAATACGTTGAATATATCCTAACTCTTTTGAAGTTAATATTTGTATCAGTAGGTGTTCCAGGATTACTACTAGCTCCTAAAGCTTGCCAATAATTATTCATAGTAACACTACTAGAAGTTCCATCAGGAGCTTGTCTAGTTAATGTTGTTGTTGTTTTGTAATAAGTATCGATAGTTATTGCACCACTACTATAGGTTGTAAAAGTAGTACTACTAGGTATTACATATTCGTCATCTGCATTTACATAGACTGTATATTCTGTACCGTTTAAACTTCTTTTATATGTTGGTGTGTACTTTCCTTCTGTATGCCAAGGACATCCACTTTGAGCCTTTTCATGTATGCCTTTATCAGGACTTGCACCTTGATAAAGAAAAGGGCATCTGTCTGGCAATATATTTCTAGCAGGTATTTTTGTGTCTCCTAAATCAAAAGGAGATACGCACTCTATAGTTACTGCAGTTTTAGTTCTAGTTTTTATCCTGTCCATAATATAAACAGATCTAGGAAACTCTACTGGAGGAGAAGCATCTCCGCTTTCTCCGTATAAGTACTTTTTCAATGTAGTACGAACAACAACTTTTAATCCTAAAAAGTCTTGATAATCTATAGTTCCTACTGCAGTTGATAGTACGCTTGTTGCATTTGCTAAAGTAATAGTAGGTCTTGCTATCGCTCCTTCGCTTTTTATTTCAAAACCTTTTACTTCTGCAGGTAAAGCTTTATAAGTATTAATTTGACTATTAGTATTGTAGTCTCTCATTTGAAGCTCAGTTAAATTATCTTCTAGTCCAGCAACAAAATAAAACCAACTATTGGTAGCATATTCAAGTTCAAAAACTCTAATCAGTTCTGAGCCTGGTTCTAATTTCTGTATATCTTTTATTACTAAATTTTCTGACATTATGCTTCGTATAACCTTCTAAATTTTGCTTTTAAATCGTAGTATTCATCGTACTTCCAAGTCTGACTCCAACTTTCACATACTACTTTCATTGTTTCTTCGTTACTTCCACCGTTAGTATCTGACATTGTAAAACTAAAAGAAGTTGCTCCTTTCTTACTTTCAAAGAAAGCAACTATGTCGTCTATCTCATCTTTTGGTCTACTACTAAACCCTACGTCTATTGACTGACTAATATTATTTATTCCTTGTGGAGTTCTTTGCTCATATCCATCTCCAAACTCTGCTATAAATACTTTAGGTTCATTGTCTCTACTTTGTCCTTTATCTGGTACTACTACTCCGAGTGAGCCACCTATATCAAATCCTATTGCCATCTTATCCTCCTAGTATTCCGCCGGGTCTTAGCTCTCTTTCAAGAGTTGATTGAACTGCTGCATCTAGCATTGCTCCTAAAGCTCCACCGTCATCGCTTGTTATATCTGAAGTAGTGCCTGATTGATCGATGTTTACACTTATAGTTGTATTATTAACACCACCGCTACCTTTCAAGTTTACTGGTATACTTCTGTTATCAGGTAAAGGTACTACTGCTTCGTTTTGTTTTCCCTCTCCAACTAAGTAAGTTGGTTCTTTGGCTACTCCGCCTTTATCATACCCCATAATACCACCACTTGCTAGTCCGACAATATTGCCACCGCCGCCAAACATTCCAGCAAATGGGTTAAAGATACTACTAAAGAATCCACCAAGACTACCCATCAGACCTGAGAACATTCCTGAAAGCTTCTCTTTTAGTCCTGAGAATAAGCCATCATCCACAAAGTCTGTTCCAGAGGTTGTATTATTTTCTTTTGTCTCTTCATACTTACCCTTTTTAAGTAAACCAGTTTCTGGATCTATTGTACCTGGTAGATTTAAGTCAGTTCCTCCGATTGCTGTTGCATGAGCTTGTAAGGCATCTTGTAAAGCTTTAACGTGTTCATTGTGTACTGTTTGAATAGCTTTTGCTTCTGGAGTTAGTTCTATCTTATCTTCCATTCCAAATAATTTTTTGACTCCACCAGTTAAAGGTGTCATAATCATATCAGATAATACACCAGCACTAGCTTGTTGTAAACTTTTAGAAATTTCTAGTGCTACTTCGCTTCCTGACTTATCGCCCATAATCATACTTTCTAAGCCTTTACCTCCTGATTGATCGAAGGTTTCTACTAGCGCGTCTTGTAGTTGTAAAACGTAATTTAAATTGTGTTCTAAAATCTTTTGTTGTAATAATAATTCTTCTTTTTGTAGTGTTAACGTTGCATGTTTATCTTGCTGTGCCTTATTCTCTATATCACTCTGTTTACCAAGAACTAATCCGTTATCTGCTATTTTTCCTGCAACTTCTAATATTTTTGTATTTAGCTGCTCATGTTTCATTATTTGAACTGTTCTTTTTGAGTGTCTATCGTTTAATCTTCCTGCAATCTCAAGTTCCATTTTATTAAGCGTTGTAATGTTTTTAGAAACTCCTTCCATTTTTGCAACAGCGTCTAAAGTATTTTGTATTGTCACACGATGGTCAACTGCAACTTTTGCTTGTTCTTTAGTTAGTCCTAATCTCATTTGTAACTTTACAATTGAAACTTCAAGTAAGTCGACTTCTAACTTATCTGTATCTAACTTCTTTCGTACTGCTTCATCTAAGAGGTTAATTGAGATTACACCATTGTTTCCTGCTACTGCCATGGCATCAATCTCAAGCCCAACTTCTCTAAAACCATTTGCTGTTTTTTGAGTTTCAGTAGGTTTTGCTTGAGTAAGGTTTCTTAATTCTGCTAAGTTTTTAAGAGGCTCGTCTATATTCTTAAAAGATTGAATAGCGTTATTAGTTTCCGCTGTTGTAGTGTCTAACTCCTTAAACGTTTCACCTAATCCTTCTATATTATATACTACACTTTCAATCTCGTCTGCATTTTTTATTACTTTAAATACGTTTTCAGCAGTTACACCAAATTCTTTTAGTCTATTTGTAATTTTTGTAAGATATCTAGTTTGCTCGTTGCCGTCTGCTACTTGATATGATTGAATTAAACCCATAATTTCGTCAGATTTTTTCTTTAATACCATCTGTCTAGCAGCATCTACTTTGGTTTGTATTCTATCTAGTTTCTCTTGAGATGGGTAAGTTGATGCAGTTTCTCCTGTAGGAAGACTCCTCCCAGTTTCAGTATACTCTGCGGTACCTGTTATAGTACCGTATGAGCTTGATTTTTTAACATCTTTCATTATTTGAGGCATAAGTAATTTATCTAAAAGGTTGTTTGCTGCTTCATCTCCGCCTAATGAGGTTGCGGTAACAATACCGCTTACTATTTGTTGTCCTAGGATTGTTCCTGCAGATTCTGCAGCGTCAGAAGTGCCTCCCAACCAGCCGTTCCACCAATTTCGACTAGTAAATCCGCCATCAATTAGTCCTGTTTCTACAGATTCAATTATATTATCTCCGATTCCATCAAGTTTAACATTATTTACAGCATTTGCTAAATGGTCTAAAGCACTTGCTAAAGCGGTTAATCTTTCATCAGCATCTCCTACAGAGTCACCTATTTTTTCTAATTTTGTTGTATTGAAAGCTGTCATTGCTGCTCCCAACTCCAAAGTTTCAACTCTACTTTCTTTTAATACATCTCGTAATTCTTGAGCAGCTTCTTTTGCTTTTCTAACTGCAGGAATCATATCTACAAACATTTGTATCATCATAAATGCCATAAAAGCTGCAAAAGCATAATTTATTATAGTTCCCAAGCCTGCAAATACTGTTCCTACCATAGTAGCTTTTGCCATTAAACTACTTAGAACCCTTGATCCTACTAGTCCCAGTCTTACTAGTCCTCTTTCAGCAATAGCTATTCCTGAGTTAATATTAAGACCTATTTTTGTACCTGCCATTTTTGCGGCTTGTTCTATTTTCTTGTACCCAGCTCTCTGAATAGCAATCTGTCTAGCCATTGATCTGCCTGTGGCTTTTTCTATTTTCTTGAGACTGTTAATATGTGCTGTTACTGACCTTTTTTGGTTAGCGGCTGATTTTTGAAAGAATACTTTTTCATCCATACCTCTTTTTGCTAAAGATTTTTTGAACGCTACAGATACTGTTTTGTTTGCTTTGCCTGAAGCTTTTGCGTTCATTTTGATTTTCTTTGCATTGTTATCTAATCTTTTATTTAACGCATTGATTCTTTTTTGACTATCTGTAGTCCAATCAGCAAATTTCTGTTTAATAGCACCTGCACCAGGTACTATGTCTCTTAGCATTTTTCTAGCGAAGATGACTAATAGCCCTATTAATATTGGCATATTTCTTTCTAAGAACTCAATAAACGCTGTAAAAACAGGTAGTACAACTTCTGAAAGTGCTATTCCTATATCTCCTAACTTAGTAACAAATGCACTAATTGGATTTACAAGTTCATCTGCTTTTTCTCCAATTGCTCCAAAGTTATCTGTTAACTGTTTATTTACTTCATTATAAACAGCGGCTCTTCTCTGAGCAATAGTAAGTTTATCAGCACTTGCACCTATCGTGGCTGCATAGTTTCTTGTAGCAATATCTAGTCTTAATATGATACCTAATTCATCTAGTAGTTCGGGTTCGGCTTTTGTCACACCACGAATCAATCTGTTGAACGAATCTGTTAAGTCTCGACCTAAAGCAACAGAAGCATTCTTAGCTCCTTCTGCTAATCCTTCGATTTGGTCTGCTGAAAATCCCGCTGCTACTGCGATTGCAGTTTGTTGAGCGGCTGTTTGGAAATCAAGTAATCCTCCTGTTGCAGCTCTAACACTATTAGTGATAGTGAGCATGGAAGTACCTGTAACTTTTGTGAGTTCTTTAAAGCCTCTGATCTGGGCTTGTATGTTTTGTGCGTTTTCTAACGCTTGGAAAGCAGCTGTAATAGCAAAGACAGTTGAAGCAAGAACAGCATAGGATTGTACTAATCCGCCAGTTCCTTGTTGCATACGTGAAAAAGATTTAGAGGCTGATTCTGTACGACCAGACATAGCCTGCATATTTCTACGAGTATCTCCCGCAGACTTGCCTACTTTATCTACATCTTTTGCTGTCTTTTTGGCTCGATTGCCTACCTGTTTAAGAGTACCGTCATCCGATACCTCAAAAGTAATAGTTGCGCCTTTAACCTTTTTTCCTGCCATTATTTCCTAGTTTTTGCCTTTCTTTTATCGGCCTCGTGTTGTTTTTTCACTTTGTCATTTAGCATACTTCCGTGTTCATGTTCTATATGCTTTAAAAAATATAAAGTTTGGGGTGGATCTGTAATTTCGTACACTTTTATATATGTACTAAGTGCGGTCATATCTTTTCCTTGATAGTAACCACTCATTCCGTCCCACCTATCCGATAACATCCTATGCAGGAAAAATGCCTCTTGAACT